AGTATGAGGTGATAAACCTGTACCTTCATTGTGATATTTTCCTTTAGATCTATCACGAGTTCCCCAATCTTTAGCAGGTTCTTTAATAGAATCATTATCATAATAGTAGTTCTTATTCTTACTTAAGAGGAAGATATACTCATGTGCTTTTGTACATCTATCTCTTACACTTTCGGGCATTGGGTTAGGTTTATGCCATATAATATCTTGCCTTAAGTACCATCCATCTGCCCTCAATGCAAATGCCAACATCCAAGGAATACCAATTAAATCTTTCTCTTTATATCCTTTTAGTTTGTTAGATCTACGAGGTGTAGTTACAGGTAAATCTTGTCTATTATTAGAGAATGTTTGTTTAGGGATACATCCATCTTTCCTGTAATTATAATAACTATCACCAATATTCAACCACAATGTACCATCATCAGTCAATACATTTCTAACTTCTCTGAACACATTAACCATCTCGTTAACATATTCTTCTGGTGATTGTTCTTGTCCTATTTGATTGTCTTCTCCTCCATAATCTCTTAGTCCGTAATATGGTGGTGATGTTACACACATCCTCGCACTATTTGGTAAGAACGCTGATAACGTCTTACGACAATCTCCAAATAAAATTGTGTCTTTCATGTGCCTATTATACATTAAAAAAGAGGGTTTTGCAACCCTCTTTTACGCAATTTGTCATTTAGTCCTATACCATAAGTATTTCCTTACATACCCTCCTACAACTAGATTGACTGTCCTCACAATCTATTAAACATTCAAAATAGTCATCTAATAATTTTTCTTCTTGTGTAGGAACTACACTATGGTTCCACGATGCCATTTGATTGTGGGATATTGACCTGGACATAAATTAACCTCCATCTAACATTGTTTTCATAATAAATAACGGTTTTGGTTACATCTTGTGCCTTAATTCTACGTTACTATTTATACTTGTGTTATGATATTCACACGTATTAGTTAATACAATTTAACCCAATTTCTATCTTCAAAGTAATCATCTGCGTCATAAGTTCTATGATTTGCTAATGGGAAACTTACAGATAATCTAACTGTATTAGATGTTGCTTTATGAGGATAATTCTTTGGTATCCATATTGTATCTCCTGGTTTCATATTAACATCTATAATTGGTTCATCTTTAATATCCATTAAGTATCTTTGTTGTCTAGTATCTGTTACTTCATCCCACACTTTCCAATTAGTTTCACCTTCACATTGAACTATAACATTATCATTATAGTCAAAATGTGTACCAAAATGATGTTTAATAGATGTATTCATACAGATATAAATGTGTGCATCTGCCTGTAATCTATACTCCTTCTCTATCATTTTAGCGAACTCATTTATCTTCTTAGTAGATCTCGACATGTCTGCAATAAAGACAATATAGTTATCTAACACCTCCCTAATTAATGAAGGTGGTAAACAACTATAGTCTTTAGTCCATTCAGTATTTTGCCATTTAAGACCAGGTTCGTCACCCAATATATTAACTCTACTGGCAGACATTAATGGTCTTATGTTAATTAAATACTCTAATTCTTTCCAACTAAAAAGACTATCCCAATACGATTGTTCATAATGTGGTTTCATCTTTCTTCTTATCTTTTGAAGGATAGACTGATTTAACTATACCATAACTAACACTACCACCAAGAGTAAGTATTAATATTGGTAACCAATATTCAGCAATTAATATTACTCCTACACCAATAGGAAGTAATGCTAAGATACCTAATCCATTACCTTGAGTATTATTAAATGCCCATTCAAATGCAGTTGGTCCAGTGTATCTGGTTCTTTCTGCATGACGTTCAAATTGATTGAAGTCATTAGATTGTTGATTCATTGGACCTTTATACAATACTCGAAGTACCTCTTGACCGTACATATTCTCAGCAACAGATTGTGCTTCTGATTCATACATACAATCCTCAATGATAACGGTACGATTGTGACCGTTATCCCTTGCTAGTAATACTTCCCATTTGTTAGTCATAGGTTTGATAATACATCATAAAGAGCATCCGATTCAGTTCCTATTACTGAAGAAACCCAATCATCTTCTTGCTCTTGACAATTGTCATAATTCTCATCATATTGAACTGATGGAATGAATAGTTTCTTAGTCATAACCAAAACCTCGGTTGCTAATTTGTCTTGTTTTTTCCCTCTCATTCAATAGTTTTTGAAGAGAGGTCTTTAGTTTGATGAGTTCTTCATCATTGTAAAGATGTGACTGCTTAAGTGCCTTTCGGATGTACTTAATTTGCAGTTTGTCGGAGAAGAATTTCCTCATGCCTTTAGTATAAGAGATTGAATAGGATTTGTGGTCAGATCTTGTGACACTTTATTGAATGGCACATACAATGTACCATACTTACCAAATACTTCATTGAAGTGGGTAATATCATCACCAAGATATATTATAGCAGATTGAAATGGTGATGCACTCTTAGCATCACCAAATCTCATGCGTTTGTTAATAGCAATCCAAGGATAATTGCAACATGATTTCCACCATTTAGTAGATACATCTAGTTTAATTAATAACACTAACTCCTTAGCATTTCCCTGTTCATATTGTGATACAGCGTATGGAATCCATTCCTTACTATTACTATAAGGATGATTAACAAACACTTTACCATGCCATTTATGTAATAAACCATCATCACTTTCATCATAATAGTTATTAGCAGGTACATTAGGATTGTCCTTACTATTACAACATGGGTCGAGGTCAATCGTACCAAAGAACTTAACAACATCTCCTACAAAATCAGTAGGAGTGTTCCATTTATCAGTACGATTACCAGTCGTTTGTGTTAATGCTTGAAGAGCAGTTGTCATTTAATCAATAACTAAATTGTATTTTTTAAGTAATTCTTCACCTATAGATGTAGAATTAGGGTCATCATTATGTTCTTTAATGATACGCAATGCACCAACAATTCCTGTTGTAGAACCAGAGATACCTTCATACCATGTAGTTCTCTTTTTAAGGATTAACTTGTTATCAATGTAATCATTGATAGATACTAACTTCTCTTTAGCACCACCTCCTATCTTAGCATCTTTAATGAATTTGTAAAGTGTTGATAGAATAATAACCATATCACTACGAATAGCAGTTACTATTTTCTTTTGATTCTTTGGTTGTCTCCAATTCTGGTGTTCTTGTAGTTGAACTAACTTAGCACATGCCTTAGATACTATGGATACACCAAATTTGTTAATTGCTTGCCTCCATTGATACTCTCCAGTCATGGGACATCCTGATTCATCACCAAGATAATCATATCCATCAATGTAAACACCACATTCAACTAGATTATCATTATATTTAACAGCATCAGGCAATCCAAATGCCAAACCTGCTTTCATTTTATCTACATGAGTTGGGTCTTTACGATTGTTATTTAAAGCATAGAATATTGCTGCTTCTATTTCTATACAATCATCAAGAGATCTATGTGGGGGATGTTCAATAAAAAGACATGGAAGAAGTTCGGGATCACCTCCTTCTGTTGCTGCTAGGTCTAATATTGCTGTATGTTGTCCATCAACATCAACAAGTTTGCCATTAGGTCTAATTGCAACAATTAAAGGTCTTGCAAAGTGTCTTTGAAAACTTCCATAAATGTTGAGTTGTAGAGTTGAAATTAATCGTTGTACTCTACGAGATACAAATAATTTTCGAGGGTCTACTTGACCTGCTTTTAACCAATCACCAAAAATTCCTTTTTCAATTTTTAGTTTTGATTTTATGTCATTAAAAATCGAGGTCAACGACACTAAGTCATCATCCTCGTCATTAAAATCTTCTGGACCTTCTAGGTACGGTATAGTTGTCATATTCGTGACTATGTAAACGGTTGGGTCGTTAGTTTAATGACGTGGAACAATTTCCTTTGCGGTCAGTAGTAATTATATAAGATAAATCAAAAAATGTCAATAATATTATAAATCTTCAACATTTCTTAATCAAATAATAACTTCTCAAACTTTGTTGTTAGATAAAATCCCATGTACTTATTCTTTAGTTGCTGACCATTATATACTAATGGAGTGTACTTACCTGTTTTCTTATTCGGACTTGCTTTAGTTCTAATTTGTAATAGTTTGTTAACTCCATTCTTATCTCTAGGTCCATTAAATGTTCTTAATTGTTCACCATTATTATATGCTGAACGAACACAATCACTAATGTAATCCCAATCTTCAGATAATTTATCAAATATCAAAGGATGTGTATATCTATTGAAAATAAGATCTCTATCAAACTTATCGTCTTTAGTGAATCTAATAAACCAGCAATTACTTAACTTTGTAAATACTTTACTCTGTTTAAATGATACTCCATTAATCAGTTCATCTAAAACATGTAATAATTGAGTAACAGCAATAGTTTGTCTTGATTTAAATGATTTACCTTCACCATCATCAAAATCAAGTAGACCAGAGCATAAGTCTTTACCTAATAGTTGTTCAAGTTCTTGTCCTCTCTTGCCTTTGTTTTTACCATCATAGTTAGGTATCAAACTTTTATCAAGAGAGTCAAACTTAGATTTCGCTTCTCGAAGTAACATGACAATAATAAAATAGCTAGCGGATGTTAGTTCTTTCTTCGGTTGCGAACCGAGAGGCACATCCATCTCCTCGTTAATAGGTGAGCGAAAACAAAACTGAGAGACATTGCATTACCCCAACAGTCATGTGACTGCTTCTAAGTCAGTCTAGTCGGGAACTCGTTTGTTTTCGCTTCTCTATTATAATAGATCTCGTTGCCTTGTGTCAACTAGGTGGACAGTTTACTCACTGCCATATCCTAAATGCAATTTCTGTATCATACCCTCAAGTTGATACCTCACCTCCTGATATGCTTCAGCAGTTAGTATCTTCTCTTTCTTTGCTTTAATTTCCAACTCTTTAATATATGATAAGAAAGCATCTTTTAACAGTTGCTTCTCTTTATCATTTAATAGTATGCACTCAGGCAATTCGATGTCCATTGTTAATACTCCCTTTTGTCTGCATAATAATCACCCAATGCACCACTCATTAGAGTTTCACTAATATCACCGTTAGGTGTACTAATAGTTGGTTCAATGTGATTATTCTTTTTACCAAATGCTAATGGTGGAGTATGTGGATTAGACATATTCCCCACCAGTTCAATTACTTGCTCACGTATCTCAAGTAATTCGTGATAACACTTTTGATTGTGGGCACATCCCCTCAATCTATCATCAGGTTTATGTAAAGACTCCAACATAAGAGTCTTACCACGTTCCCACTTTTCTTGTTTAGTTTCAGTCATTAACTCTGAGTTGTGTATTCTATTTCTACTCCATCAAATGAAGCATCATCATACTCTAGGTCTGGGTTGGTGTCTTCATAAAATGTTTCGGGGAATAAACCATGAGATTGATTAGATACATCAACTCCTGGTATTTTACTTACCTTGTCCATTTTTCTTCCTCATAATTATTAGGTTTAGGTTTAGAACGATTGTTGTCATCTCTAAATTCAGAACGATTAAGTCCCCTTTGACGCTTATCTCGTAGTGATTTACCTGGAGAAGAGTATCCTCTTTCTGAACCACCACGCCTATAAGTTTTGCCCATGTGTCTGAAAATTCACATTTACTGAACTACAAATTATATATCTAGTTTCTGTCTTCTCCTGCTAAGTGTTCTAATTCGGCAATCACTCTTGGATTTGTGTAATCAGTTCTATCATATGCTTTAATAACTCTTAAATCATTAAAACAAAATCCACTACCTTTAAGGAAGTCTTGAACGTGGTCAACTACATCATCAATGTAGTTACCGTTGAAGGATTTGGTAGTTGTTACTCCTTCATCGTCAGTCGATTGCAAATAAAATGAGGGCATCTGTCTATTGAATACTTTGCCAGTATAACAGATAGTTGCCCTCTTTGTCTATAGGTGTGACAGTTTATGTTTTGGTTATCTTAATATATCCGTTACCTGAATATCCTCCACCATCTTGTCCACTGTTACCACCTTGAGTATTTTGAGCAGAAGTTCCTGTATTGTATGAACCTCCTCCACCACCACAGTGACCATAACTACTCCATGAACCACCAGTACATCCTCCAGTCCATCCTCCAGCAGCACCAGGAGATGTTAAATTACCTCCTCCACCACCACCAAATCCACCTCTATTACCTTGACCAGAACCTGTATAGCAATGGTCACCTCTTCCTCCTATCATTCCATTATTCCAACTTCTACCACCTTGAACACCACCACAATGCCCAGAACCATCTTGACCATTAGTATTATAACCTCCTCCAGCACCACCAACGTGGGGACCACATCTACTACCACCATTTCCTGGTGATGGTTGACTTGGTTGACAATAGCAACTGGTACGTCCACCATATTCTCCAGATCTACCGTAAGCATGTGATGTTGGTCTTCCACATGACCACCCATAAGAACCACCCATTGAACCACCACCACCTCCAGCAGAAATGATTAATTGATTAGCGGTTTTATTCTTAACAAATGAACCACCTCCACCACCTGCTTCATTTCTATGTGGTGAATAGTATTGATTACCACCCACACCTACAACTAATTCCAATTCTGTTTCTTTTGTTAGTGCAAACGTTCCTTTAATTTTAGCACCCCAGAAGTCATACTGACCACCACCTAAATCTCGACCACCTCTAGCACCACCACATTCTATTTCGTAATTACCATCTTCAGGAACAGTCCATTGTTGATACCCTCTCTTAGTCCCTTGCTTCATGTAAGTACCATCATTCCAAGGTTCACCAGAATATGCGTTCTGTATTTGAGACTCAGTTGGTCCTTCATACTCACCTCTACTTACAATAGATTTAAATGTATATGAAGTGAAATCAAATAATGAACCACCTCCACCAGCACCAAATGGTGTTATCCATCCCATTGTGCCAGGATCTTCCTCATTATCACCTGGTTCTCCAGGATCCCAATATATTTCTATTACACTACTATCAGTATTATATCCTACTCTACCATCAACCAAACCTGTAGTTGGTCTCGTATTATCATCCCATGTTGGAAGCACATCCATTGCTCTACCAACTGCCACCCATGAACTACCGTTCCAAACTATCAATTGTTCTAATGTCGAATCGTATATACAACAACCAGCATCCGAACCAGTTAATGATGTAGGTCTTTGAGCAGTAGTAAAAACTGGAAATCCGATTCCACCATCTCCTGTAACCATACTGGTTGCAGTTATGTTTATTGAATTTACTCTAGCAGCACTAAATTGAGACATGAGAAACTATTCCTTCTTATATGTATTTATTGATCTGAAGTTAGTGTATTTGGAAATGCTCTACCTTGACCCCATATGATGCGAACACCACCTACACCACCATAGGAACCATACTGGTCATTAGAACCAGCACCACCACCGTAGTTACCACCTGGAACATCTTGGTCTTGGTTTACATTACCTTGACCAGAAGAACCCCCAGATCCACCAGTACCAGCACCACCATTACTGGTAGTATTTTGACCATTAGAACCTTGACCGTTGAGACCTACGCCTCCTCCACCTCCACCATATCCTTCGGTGGAACCATATCCTCCACCTCCTCCACCACCTGCACCATCAGAACCTCTACCCCAACTTGCATTATGGTGACCACCATATCCTCCGTTTCCAGAGTATCCACCAGCACCACCTCCACCACAAGATTGTCCTGTATCATTTAGACCGCTTCTATTACCATCTCCTCCATTACCACCGAATCCTCCACCTTGCTGTGTTCCACCCGAACCACCGAATCCTCCACCTTGACCACCGTAACCTGGTCTATTAGCAGAACCATTTCTATCTCTACCAGTTCCACCTCCACCTCCACCATAAACAGTAGCAACGTCTATAAAATGTGAAGTACCACCATTACCAGCATAATTTCCTGAAGATGCTGGTGTTCCTTTTGCTCCTACTTGTACTTGATAACTCTGACCTGGTTCTACAGGTATAAGATTTGCCCATCCGAGACCAGCACCACCACCTGCACCTTGTTCATCTCTGGTAGAACCTCCACCACCACCAACACATACTACTGAAACTTCATATACATTTTCAGGACATGTCCAGTTTGATGTTCCAGCAGATGTATATGCTTGTTGACCTACATCAGTTGTTTCACCAGAACCAGCACCTCCAGCACCTCCTACTGGGGGTTGTACTATTAATAACCAATCACTACCATCATATACTTCTACCCCTAACTTAGTTTCATTAATTCTTATCATCCCCTTTTGAGGACTACTAGGTCTTTCCGCAGTAGTTCCTGAAGGTATGCAGATTTGTCCACCATCTCCAGTCTCCAACTTACCTTGAATATTAAGATGCGAAGTAGAATCCATCTGGATCTTCATGTGAGTCTGTTCGGCACCCAATAATTTATTGGCACGTACTATACTCATTATTCTACCCCTTCAGGTTTTCCAGTCTCTGCATTATTAAGTCCAGTCTCAATTGGACCAGTAGCAGGTTCATTTTCATCAGTATGATCATCTATGGTCTTTGCTTTCGCCTCTGCTACTTTTGCTGCTTCTGCTTTTGCTACTGCCATAATTGCTTCATCATCCACCTCTCGTATCTCTTCATCATCTCTTTCTAATATTAAATTACCATCTTCATCTGTCTCTGCATCCCTCAATATATCTTCTTTAGTAGGTTTATCCTTTAAACCATGTCCAGTGAATCCAATTAAAGACTCTGTATTAATATCATCTTTACTCTGCTCTACAACTACTCCTGATTCAACATCGGCAGGTGCTATGGTTGACTCCCCAATAACTTCAGTAAATTGCATAAGAAGATTTAACTTATATTCAACCGCTTTAGCTACTTGTGCCTCCAAATCTATAATCTTCCTATTTGCATCAGAAATAAGAGTTTTCATTTGTTCTACTGATCTTCCCATTGTCTAATCCAATAACGGTTATCTCAAGTTATTTATATCACCACTTCTTAATGGGACAAGTTGCATCAGGCATTTTACTTTTAGTTTTCATTATACAAAAACATTTATTGCACATATCATTAGCAATATCATAAGCATCACACTTATTACATATTGATAATCTTTCTGCTTGATGTTCAGGTCTCACAAACATAATGGGTTTACCAATTTCAGATAGAGTCCCATCTGCCCACTCCAATACTCTATCCGAATACCAAGTGGGCATAAAAGTTGGTGGGTTTGGAGTTGGTGGTGGTAACTTAGAAAGATCTATACCGTCAAAATTCATTACTTCTTAGTAATCTTAATGTATCCGTTACCTTGATATTGTCCACCAGTTGTTCCTGAATTACCACCTTGAGTATTATCAGAAGCAGTTCCACCATTATAGGAACCTCCACCACCTCCACAGTGACCATAACTAGACCAGTTACCACCAGTACATCCACCAGTCCAACCACCTGCACCACCAGGACTTGTGAGGTTTCCACCTCCTCCTCCACCGAATCCACCAGAGTTACCTTGACCATTATTAGGAGAATAACAATGATCTCCTCTACCACCTATCATTCCATTATTCCAACTTCTACCTCCCTGTACACCTCCGCAATGTCCAGAACCATCTTGACCATTCGTATTATATCCACCACCAGCACCACCTACATGAGGACCACATCTACTACCACCGTTACCTGGTGATGGTTGACTTGGTTGGCAATAGCAACTATAACGACCACCGTACTCTCCAGATCTACCATAAGCATGACTTGTTGGTCTACCACAACTCCATCCATAACCACCACCCATTGAACCGCCAGCACCTCCAGCGATAATCATATGCTGGTTTGTAGTAGCGTTCTTAACAAATGAACCTCCACCTCCACCACATGAATTTCTATGAGGTGAATAGTATTGGTTACCACCAACACCAACAACCATTTCCAATTCTGTTTCTTTGGTTAATGCAAACGTTCCTTTAATCTTAGCACCCCAGAAGTCATATTGACCTCCACCCAAATCTCTACCACCTCTAGCACCACCACACTCTATCTCATAATTACCATCTTCAGGCACAGTCCACTTTTGAAAACCTTGAGCAGCACCTTGCTTGAAAAATGTACCATCATTCCATGCTTCACTTCCATACTCACTCTGCATCTGAGCAAATGTTGGTCCATCATACTGACCTCTAGGTACAATAGACTTAAAAGTAAAACTATTAAATTCAAATAATGGACCACCAGCACCGTCAGCAGATGAACCAAATAATAACCAATCAGAACCATTAAAAATTTCTGCCTGTGATGTAGTGGTATTAAAACCAAACTGTGCAACTGAAGGAGATGATGGACGTGTCTCTGTTGTCCATGTTCGCATATTACCAGCACCCAAACTTAACCAAGACGTACCTTTCCAGACCTCAACATCAGTTCCAGTTGTGTTGTATATAACCGTTCCTGGTTCGGCACTAGCAGGTTTACCTGAATCCGCATAATTTGGTGCTTTAAGAGCACCGCCAGCAGACACAACTCCTGTTGCGTGTACATCCTGCCCATTAATTGTGTCTACGTTTAAGGTACTCATTCTTCAGTTTGCTCCTTTATATTGTTATTTATACGTTAGTACATCTTCTGTGTACCATTAACTTCTACTTCATAATTAGAATCATATTCTGTGCTAAGATCTACACCAGTTGAAGGAAATGCTCTATCATTACCATCTATTTGACCATAGACAATCCTCACAACTCCATGTCCACCCATACCATAGGAATCACCAGAGTTTCCTCCTCCACCTCCTCCACCAGGAAATCCTCCATCGGGACAAGTGTAATTATTATATGAGTTATATGATGGGTGGTATCTATTATATCCTGAACCTGTACCTGAGAATGTACTGTTACTAGATCTATTAGAATATCCTCTAAATCCAGTATTGTGTGCTGTAGAACCTCCCTTACCACAAAAATCAGTGGTGTTATTAGGATATGAGTTTCCACCAGCACCACCTCTTGCACCATTAGAACCTTGTCCATATATACCAGTTCCACCTCCACCATTGGAGTAGTTATTGGATGAACCATTGGCAGAAGAACCTCCTCCACCTCCACCTGCTTGACCTGCTTGTGAAGTACATCCACTATATGAAGGATTTCCTACTCTACCTGAACCTCCTTGACCACCACCATTATATCCTCCAGCACCTCCACCTGCTTGACGACATCCACCATAATGTGATGATGCTCCTCCAGCACCTCCACCATCTGAATTTGAAAAATTTCCACCAGGAATATTATGACATCCACTACTGTAATTACCTTTACCACCTGTTCCACCACCAGCATACGCATGGTTTGAACCAGCAACTTGAACATAACTATTACCACCATTAGTTCCATAAGCACCCCAACCATTTGCCATTCCACCACCACCAACATAAACGTTGATACTATCACCAGCAGTTACAGATATATTATTTTTATATGCTAATGCACCTCCTCCAGCACCAGCACCATCATGGTTTGCTTCACCACCTCCTCCAGCACCAACAGAAATAACATGTATCTTATCAACACCAGAAGGAACTTCCCATGTATATGCCTTAGTTGCATTTGGTCCATCAGCATGAAATATTGCTTCACCAACTGCACTACCAGCACCAGCACCAAATGGATTATCCTCACTCGACGCAGTATTACCATAAGTAACAATTGGTCCAGGAGTTCTTACAGCAGTTGCTGGTGTAACAGCATTAAGACTTAACATCAAGAGTTCAACAGTTGCAGTTGAAGCACCTTGACTGGTTGTTGTTAATGCGGATATTGGTGTTGGTAATGGAGAAGGTTGTAGTGAACTATTTGTTACACGAAAATTGGAGATATTACCAGTAAATCCAGCACTACCTGATCTATTAGCACCAATTTTTAATTTATCTCCTTTAACCGCTTGATGAACACTAGTGAAAGTATGTGTTGCTACTGTACTACCATTAAGGTGCATTTTCCAGTAAGTACTGCCACCAGTAGTCCTAGAGTCAATTACAATATAATGCCAAGCACCATCATTAATAGCGTTCCAACCACCAGAGTGAGTTAAATATGTTGTTGTACCCTCTTGAAAAATATAACTAGAACCACTTCTTCTAAGTGTATATTTACTAACTGATCCACTATGTTGATAGAATTCAAATAGAGTAGTATCATTAAAACTACTACCAGTATCTTTTACAAATAATTCAATTGTCCAATTTTCTGATGATGCAAAGTTCCAACCACTACTAGGTCCAGGAACCTCTAAATAATCTCCACTACCATCAAAAGCAGCACTATATGATGCTGCTGCAGAACTTGTTGTACCTGCTCTTTCAGTAAATTCACCATAAGGATACCACTGATAACCATCGTAATACTCTACACCTATCTCATTTCCTTCTGCATTATTATCATTATTCCACCTCAAATAACCTGCTTTAGGATTAGAAGGTCTTTGTGAAGTATTACCAACTGGTAACTGAAAAGCACCACTATTCTTACTTAAATCTACTACACCATCAATCTGTAAAGTATGACCAGCACTGATACTAACTTGACCAAGTGTTGTACCTATACCCGATAGATTCTGAACTGTCAATCTTGCTGCTTCAGTCATTTGATATTAAGTAATCTCTTTTATATTTATGTTACCACTTACCAAGAGGACATTTCATTCCAGGTATTCTAACCTTGACTTCCATTAGACATCCACACTGATCACATTGATGAGTATTTTTGAGGTATTTGTGAACTATAGGAAAATCTATAAAGTGTTCACATTCACCACATATCTCTAAACGATGTTTAATTTTATCTTGGAATTTACTCATAATTAAGATTGATCGTACATATATCCACCAGGTGTATGTGTATAGAACCCTTGTCCACCATTAACACTACCATCAGTTGAATAACGTAATACTAAATTAGAACTAGCACTGGTACTGTTAGAGAAAGTATTCATTGTTATTTCATAAGGTTGGTGTGTACTAGAACTAGCAGCACCCCTAATTTGATCCCAACTACCTGTATAGGTACTACCAAACATACTTTCATATCTATATGGGTCACAACATGACTCACTTTGACCACTAACACCAGTAATCGCTAATCTTTTTCCAGAAAATAAATATCCAAACTTTTGAAAGGTCTCTACAAAATTTGTATTTAATGTTCTATTCCATGTTTGGTTAGCATTATTACCAGGAAAACTTGTTCCACTAATACTTCCCAGAGATCCAAGAGGAAATACTATCTTACTACCATTTTGAGTTGTCTGTTGTTGTGGAGTAATCATCTCTTGTCCTCCTGTTGCTGTTTGCACAAGATGGGGAGTATCTGCTTGTGCCATACTATTCCACTCAGCAAGACTGGTAATAATTGGTTGTGATGCTTCTTCTTGACCAGATTCAGTATTAGCAGTAGCAGAACCTGGATTTATATATTGCCACCCACCTTTACCTGGACCTTTCCAATACTCTAATTGACCTGTCCATGTATTCATCCATAAAGATCCATATGTAGGATTGGATGGTCTTTCATTATCAGGACCACCTGGAATCGGTGCATATGATTGATTGTTTAATCTTAAGTCACCATGAATTTCTAAAAGAGTATCATCTTCTAATTCTACTCTAAAATCGGGGGATTTGCCTTGTATGTCAGCAACATTAAGACGTCCTGGCATTTAGATAACACTCCATGCTGCATTACTTTCAATAGTTACTGTGTAACCAGAGTTAATAGTTACAGGACCACAAGTAAAACCATTAGTGTACTTAGCATCATTATTTGCTACTGGTCCTATTGTTAGGTTCTCTGCTATTGTTGGTGGGTTGCACCTAATAATACTATCCTCACCTAGAGAAGGACCACCACCAGCAACGGGTGCCCATCCAGCAGTACCATCACCAATATCATTAACATATATTTCTGCGTTATCTATCTCGCTGTTATACCTCATAGTACCAGCAGTAACACCAACAGGTCTCTGTGCTGTAGTACCAACAGGTAATTTGAATACACTATTGGTATTCATAAATGATAACGTTGTTAGAATTGCTTCTGTTGTAGTGGAAATCTGATTTCCACTAATTCTTGAAATTGCCATAAGTTCCCCCTTATCCTGTTATTATTTAGATAGGTAGCTCTAAGATATGTATAGTATCAGTTGTTAATGGTGCATCACCAGCATTGAATACTATATTAGCACCGTTAGCATCAACACTATAGTTGGTACCTGCTATCTGTGCTACTCCATTTAAGAAGACAGCAACAGAACTGGCAGCATGTTTAATACTACCACCATATACGGTAAGAGCAAACGTTAATGTAGTACCATCTCCTGTATATGATTTTGTGATGTACTTATCAGCAGCAACACCACCTCTACCAGTAACAACTAAGTCACCATCAATTCTCACAGATCCAGTACATCTAACTCTATAATCTTGTTGAGGTGTTTCACCAATACCAATGTTCTTAGTACCAGAGAAATCTCTAATTTCGATTTGACCTGTATCAGTTATACCAAATTCTTTCCATGCTTGACTGTGATATATCCAACCAAGAGATTGACCTGGTGACCAGTTGATATTATAAACTAAATCACCATCAGAAGGTGTATCATAGTCAGTAATATTACTAAAGTCTGGTAATCCATTAACTAATGCTGGTGCTAGTAGAGTCTGCTTAATAACTGTACCATCTTGGTTGAAGTAAGATAACTTCTTAGATTGTAAGTTCTTAGTAGAAGTAACTAGACCTTGGAATGTAACAGGACCAGCGAATATAGATTCTAACTGGTTAGATGCTCCACCAATTACAGTTATTTTATCGGTAAGAACCAACTCGGAGAATGTCTCGATAGTTGTGTTCTCTTCACCAATAACATTCAACTGTGCAATATCTTCATTAGTGATTTGTCCTGTAACTGGGTTAATAACCTGGTTACCAATGAATAGGTCACCATTAGAGTTAAGACCAGAGTAGAAAGCAACACCTGCTTCTTCCTTAATAGACTGAGAGAACTTAACCTGTTCAGCAGATAGTGTCTCAACCTGAGTTTGAGGGAACGCAGTTGAATAGTTACCTGGACCAAAACCAAGATACTCAAACGTATGGTTACCTGATCTTAGGATAGAGTGTCGTCTAAACTCTACATTGATTGGTGCTACCGTTCCATCATTATTCTGTCTAATCATAATTGCTCTTGTTTCTTCATCACCAGCACGAGCAGTCAATTCTACATTAGATAATCTCTTATTAACTGAGTCATAGTTTGGTGTACTACCTGGTTGAGTCCATCCAGTATCTGTTAGTAAGAACTGTGTACATTCCTTAGTAATAGATAACTTAGGATCTAATGCTGGTGTTGGTGTAGCACCATCAGTTGCATTAACTAAACCAATTACTTGGTTATCAGCAACAGATACAGAAGCATTAGGGTCAGCAAGAGGATTATCTCTATCAAATGTAGGATATACTTCGTTAACATTTTGAGAGAACTTCCTATCATTGAAGTTAGAAGTTGAAGGTGCTATAGATGCACACAATAGTGTTAAGTAATAGATACCATCATCAACACCTCGAACAAATGGTTGTACTACTTCAATGTCATACACATAGAAACACTTAGATAGTGCATATGATGTAGTATCACTATTCAAAGGTTGCATTACATAACCAGATAGAGGATCTCTTGGTAATGGATTACTCTTATCCTTATCAATTACATAACGGACTCTGTACGTTCTATCCTGTAAATCTCTTGGATCTGGGATTCTCTTGAGGAAAGTAGTAGGAGTGAAGTTAACATTATTATAAACGTTATTAGTCGAAAGGGTAGTATATATTTCATTTGATGTAGCATCAACCGCTAAGTACCAACCACCTACAGTGTCAGGAACACCATTTATAGTATAAGTTGCACTATCATATTGTAGTGGTGAACCAGCAGTTCCTGCTGTTTTACCTGATACACTAGGACCATAAGGTGTGATACTCGCTGATTGAACAGTGGGTTCAGTTGCACCGTTAGCAATTAGTAAGCAATTTAATTTATCTGCTACCGCAGTATTTCCAGTTCCATCTTGTCTAGCACCAACTGTATAACCCTGTACTCTTGTTGTTGGTGGAGATGCTTCTACAGTATAACCATAGAGATACAATCTAGTTCCTGGAGTACCACCTTGCCCTGCTAATGCAGAGTTAATTGTTTTTGTTCTCTTAATATCAACGTTTGTCCAGTTAGCAGTAGTTTCTTCACCAAAGATAATATTACCAGCAACACCAGCAGTATTAGCAATACTTAGAGTAACCACTCTAGTATTAGTATTGAAACTTCCAACAGTTGAACCAGTAGCAATACCCTCACCATGAACTAACATTCCTTGAATCAGACCATTAACACTACCATCATTAGCAAGTGTTATTGTAGTTGCACCACTAGCACCAGTACCAGTTGTTGAAATAACACCTAAAGCTTTAGGTGGTATAATATGAGTTAATGCACCTGCTTTATCTTTAGAGAATGCTTTTTGTTTAAATCCAGCAGATCTTAATGCAGTATTACCAAAGTTACTGTTACTGTTGGTAATTGACATGTCAGCACCACCAATAGCAGAGAAGTGAGCATAGTATCCAACAGCGAACACCGAGACTGCCTGAATAAATGCATCATTAGATGCAACAATGTGTCTATGACCCCAATCTTTTCTATATTCTGCATAACCATCTAAGTGAGCACCATCTCCAGATGTTGCTACATCATAGTTACCAGTTGATTGATTATATCTTACAAATGCTCTATCGTCTTTCTGTAGTGATAGTCCAGTAAACTGAGCAACAACCATCGATTTGAAACCAGTTGCTTTAAGACCATCTGCCTTCATTCCATTCATACCCCATACAGAACGTAGGGATAGGTTGAACGCATAAGGTGATGCAGAGTCAACTGTATCAATCTCTGTCTTAACTGTTACGTTTGAACCAACGGCATTACCTGAAGGTTCTGCTGACATTTGGTAAGTAAATACGTTACCAGATGCAGATGTTACAGTGAATGAACCATTGTATATACCAGAGTCTAATTCTGATTGAGGTCCAGTTGAACCTGTAACTCCAGAGATGTTAATGTTAACACCAACAGAGAATCCATGATCTCTTGGGTTGTCAAACTCATCAACAGTAACAGCAGTTGCTGTCTGACCGTTTCTTGTAATCTGTAGGACTCTATATTCATCAGAAATAGGACCAACGATTCTATTTTCCTCAACCCTTGCCTGAATCTGGTCAGTTGTTGGATCTCCAGAAGTATCAGGTATAGTAGCGAATGCTTTAGATATCTTCTGATAATATATGTCTAAATCAGTTCTTGAAAGTATGTTAGGAACAGCAGAATAGTCTGCGTTAGGAACAGTTCCAGCAGAAATAAGAGATGATAATGTATTTAAACCATCAGCAAACTCAAAACAAGTAAGTCTATGATGAGAATACTTAGGTGGTAATGTCTCTACACTATCAGGTTTGAAATATACACCTTCTTCTGCACCATCAAAGAATGAGAATTGCCAGAAGTAAGTACCACCAGTTACTTTGAAGATTGCGGTTCTTGCAGGTACTTGCTCTTCTGTGTTTATACCTTTAGCAGCGTATGTTGTAGGATAAGGAACATACTTTGGAATTATTTTAGTTCTTCTAAGGTCAGTACCAACAACAGAACAACCTCTAGGTACAATGACACCACCTTCAACGGAGTTGTATTTGTATAGTACATTATTAGGAGATGTTAAGTCTAGGTTGGAATTAGCGTCAATAGGAGCAACGTTTGTATATAATACATCACCAGGTCTGTTATCAATCTCGTAAGTAGCAGGATATAAGTAAATTGAAAATGCATCAAATTCGTCATTACTCAAACCAACTCTATATGAGAACCTTGCTACTTCAAGAAATGCACGTTGCAATGACTTGAAAGGACGCAAAGCAGAGTTACCCCTGTTGTCAATAGCGTCTGACGCATCGAAATCGTCAGGGTTGACGTAGATAATCCGTCCCGTACGGGACGTGATAATATTCTTTAACCTAGTTAGTGACATTACTTATACGCTATTCCTATATGGTTATTTATTAGCCAGCATTAGGCACCGCCAAACACTCTGGTTGGTAATGCTGTTGAAGCATCCTCAAATCCAATAAGACTGAATGAGTTATTAGCAGTAGTACTATTAATAACCACTCTCTCACCAGGACCAACAACAATAGAAGTAATTTTATCTACTTCATTAGCACCATTGGCAACACCATTGACAATATAATTTGCATCCTCAAGAGCAGTGGTCGCAGTACCTACTGAACTTACAGTAACAGTAGATCTATCTCCTGAAAGTAGTAGTGGCACATCTCTAAATGTATCACTACCAGCAAAATCACCAGAACCTGGACCTTTAATTACTTTAAGATCTGTTCCACTATAACTACGAACAACTCCATATGGTTGAACATCTTGAGCAGTTACAGTAAATGTTGTACCTGCTGAAGTAAATGTATCAGCACCATTAGTCCATGTTCCAGTTATATTATAAACATAAGCATCAAGATATGTGAAAGTAGATGATATAGTAAGAGAACTATTACTACCACCGTAATTAGCATTACTAGCAGTACCAGTACCTCCATCATAGAAGTAAAGTAATCCTTGTAATGTTGAGTTTGCACTAAAGTCATACTGAATATATCCGTTAGCACCATCGCCTTCAGCACCACTAGTAGTTTTACCAGTGGTATATTCTGTACCATCATCAGCGTTACCAGCAATACCGTCTAATCCCCACTCACCATTAATACCTATTGATAATTTAAAATCTCTACCACTCATAGAAGCATCACCAACATTAAATCTATAAACCCTATCCCCAAATACTGATAAGTTGTCTGATACATAAGAATTGTAAGTACCACCAGCAGTTGTAGTAGAATAGCACCAAGTTTGAACACCTGTTGCAATACCACCAGTAGATACTGTTGCTGTAGCACCACCAGAAGCAGTTATAGAATCACCATCAGTAAATTCTGCACCAGAACCATTAATAGTTGATGGTCCTAAACTAATTACTGAAGCATCTACATTGTAAACAACTGCTGTTGTTGTATCACCACCAGTTCCTTTAGTTATTGTCTCACCAACTGTGAATGTACCAGTTATTGATTCAACAGTAACTCCTCTAAGTAAAAAATCTTTAACAAATATTTCTGTATATGCAGGTACTACAAATGATTCAAAGGTAAAACCCTTTTCATTGTCATCACTCGTTATAACATTTCCTGGAACTAACCCAGTAGCATCGGACATAGCGTTATTAACTGTTACCTTATATCCAGTAATAACATCACCTTCACGTAACTTATACGCACCAGATCCATCAACAGTTAATGCTTGGTCGAAATCCTTTATACCAACTTTGTATGCTGAACCTGTTCCATCGTTTGCGATAGTCAATACAGCACTTGCCGATTTATCTACATCAGCACCGTACAGAAGCACGTTGGTATTTGCTCCTGGTTTTGATTGTGCTAAGAGTCCTTGGTCTGCCATTGTTAATTAAAAACCTGCGTAAAAGAATTGTTGTAGTCGTGTCCGTGAAGTTAAGTTAGCAGCACCAATACCAGCACCGAAGTTAACATCATCAACAGTAACGTTTTCTGTAGAAAGAAGCGTTGCGTCAGCATCAGGAAATCTAATTATCCTATTTGCTGTCAAGTTATCCACTTCAATAACAGCAGAACCGTTGTTATTATTTACACTCCTTATACTAGGAGAGAAAATTGTCTTATTCTTAAGTTCCTGAGTTGCTAACTCAACAACTAAAGTTGAAGTGACGTTACCACCATTATTTAGTAGAGATGTAGCAGGAAACTGATAATTTGTATTTGTTAATGCGTTTTGATTAGCAAGACTAAAATTAAGTTTCTTAGTTACATCTGTAGTATCTTGAAGTATCAATCCACCAACACTTTTATTAGTTAAAACTTGAGTAGCATCTGTTCCAACTAAAGTTAAACTTAAGTCAGGAATAGTGATTGTTCTATTACCTGATAAACCACCAGTAGAGAATTGGGCATAACTTGTACCTACATCTGCATTAGAAACAAACCTTGGATTAACAAGAGTCTTACTTAAGACTGTTTGCTCAGTTTTAGTGTCAAGTAAAGTAGATGAAGTAGCAGTGGGTTCTGTTGCAGTTGTTACAGCACCAGCATCAGGCAAGAAATAAGATCTCCTAGTACCTGAAGTCGTTGGCCAGTTAATTTGGAAGATTGCTTCCTCTGTACCATCAACAATAACAAAATTATCCTCATCAATAAGAATAGTTTTATTTGTTAATGTCTGAGTAGTATCATCTCCTACTACAGTAGTTCCACTTCCCTGAGTAATAGTAGGAAAAGTGAATATCCTAATACTATTACCTGTTCCTACATTACCAACCTCAAATCTCGCTCTCGGACCTTGAGTATCTTCCAATACAAAAGAACCATCCTCAACCAAGAACTGACCTGTTACTTTAACAGATCCAGTACCTTTTGGAGCAAAAACTATATCCGTATTATTAGCAACATCGTCAACAGCGTTTACATATAATGATGTACTGCTGTTACCGTTATCAAGACGAGTACAATATAAACCACCATCACCAAAAGCAACACCAATTTGGTCGTATGCATTCTGGTATATACCAGTATCTCTATCCAAATCAAAAGTGAGTCCTGGTTCCGCTTTGGTTCCTTGTGATACACCCTTAAATAATTGATTTACTTTCGCTTTCCTGTTAGGAATCAATGGGTCAGATACAACAACAGGTAGAATTGCTTCACCCGATAGATTGGAGTCTGATATTGTTTCTAACTGCGATATCTTCTTAGTTGCCACGAATAATCATACCTTTGCTACAAGTCTATTTAGCCATATTGAGACTCATATGTTCTCTATCAGTTGATGTGAAAGAATTAACAAACCGTGGAACAATATCATCTAGTTTGAATATGCTTTCTAACGTTATATTAGCATCTTTACATGCAATATCTGCCTCACCATTCTCTTGTCTATCTACAATACAAAGTATTTTTCTAACATAATATCCAGCATCACGACATTTTTCAGCAGCAAATATAGCAGATTTTGCAGTAGTAATAACATCTTCTAAGATTGTTATCGTAGTTGCTTGAGGTGGTAATGGTCCTTCTAACCATGCTCCAGTCCCATGTCCTTTAGGTTCTTTACGAATTATTAAACCACCAGGAACACCAAATCTACTTGCACTACCATCCCAAAATCTATTAGATGCCATAACAACACCACTAACTAAAGGATCTGCACCTAAAGTAAGACCTGCTACACAGTTAGAATAAACGGATATACGACGCAATAACATATTAGAAACTAAATCTAATCCATCACCTCTTAATATAACAGGTTTACAGTTAACATAATGCTCTGTCTTACGACCAGAAGAAAGTGTGAAATCACCCTTTCTATAAGCATACGATCTCAATAGATTTTTTAATTTTCTTTTTTGTTCTGTATCATTCATAGTAAAATAGCACCGATAATAAGTCCTTTAGTAAAAGCGAGGCAAAGCATTTGATAGTTGGATAGTTTAAACTTACCTTGTATCTTATATGCAAGGTTCTTATCCCACTCTTTGACAGTATGAAATGTTCGTTTTAAGTTAAGATTCCACATTATTTTTTTTCTTCTCCTTTATATCATACTCGATAGTAATCTTTTTAGATGTTCTACCAGTACTATCATATGTAGTAGATCTTGATACAGTTCCACCAAGTAGTACTGTTAATCCTTCAATCTCTGATACTAAGTCAGTTGTGTTAGTCATGATTTATCAAAATTAATGTTGAATGCCAAACTTACCCTATCTTCTTTTGTTTCATTGGTTGTTACACCATGATCTAAGTAAGCAGGGAATAACACCATTTTACCCACTTCTGCTAACATACTTTGCTTAAACGCATAATGAGCATAAACAAATGATGTTACTGAAGAAGGTGCAGGTGAACTAAAGTATATATTTCCTTCTGGTTGAGTACCCCAAGGAGTATTGTAAGTTGATATCTCTTCACTAGATGGTGCTTGAAAATAATATACTCCAGACACATCACTATTACCATGATTATGTAAATGAGCATAATCTCTATATCCAAATTTAGACCACCAAGACTGTGCGATTGTATAGTTCACATCCTCTATTTTAGTCTTACTACTCCTCCCAACATCTTGGGGAAATTTTATCCCAGTCATGTAATTACAAAGATGAAAATGAATTACATCCTCAAAGAGTTTTAAGTTATCTTCAACTATAACATTACCACCAAAAGAAGTATCGGATAATTGATGTGTCATCCCAAATTCTTCTTTATAGGTAAATGTATTTTTCCTATAAGATCTACCAAGTTCTGCCTGAATTTCATTAAGATTCTCTTTAACCCTAGTTGCATATATCGGTGTCGAAAACGCATGAAACAATGTTCCACTAGGGAAATGTGCTACCGTTGAGGCTAGTAAATTATCTGTTTGATATCCTGGATTCTCACTCATCATCTTCAATGCATAATTTATCCTTGATACTATCAACAAGAATAAGATTATCTATCTGCATCAACATATCAGCAATATGTTTACTGATATATGATTCTTCATTACGAGCAGAATACGCAAGTGCATTTTTTAGTTGACTCTGTGCATCTCTAAGAGACTCTTCAACTTGCTGTGTCAGTGCCATGATGTTTTTTTCGGAGTTTGATGATACGTTTGTTTTCCTTTTTAAATTGTTTTGCATAAAAAACATCCTTTTTGGAATACCAATCAGGATGTTCTTTTGCTAATTTTATTAATTTCTTTGCTGCTTCGATGTTATTCATCTAATTGTATTGTGCTTTTCTTATCTCTTAAGTAAGTATTTATTACTTCTATCTGGTCATGATACCTAGAGATCTTGTCTATTTCTACTTGAATTGCATCTGTTATATCTGAATGTTCACCTATACCAGCAGGATTACTAAGATATACCTCAACATTTGCTCTGTGTCTTTCAATCTCACCTCTAGCATGGGCAGATATTGCTTTTAATAATTGATCTCTCATGGTAACATTTGGTACTGGTGTATATAGGCAGAGGGCGTTCCTTCTAATCGGAAATCTTTTGTACTCCCTCTAGTTGTTTATTGCTCTTCCTATTGTAGCAGAATTAAAATCTATGTCAAGGGTTATATTAAATGAAATAGATATTCTTTCTTCATCTGTAGTATTAAATTCCACATTATGATCAAGACATGCTGGAAAAATAACACACTGTCCTATTTTAGGTTCAAATACAAATTGATCCCATAACAAATTTTTACTTTTAAACTCCTCAGTATAACAAACGCTCTCTTGAAATCTGGAATAGTTGTTAGCATCGTCAAATACTAAAGAACCTACATCTGGACCAGATCCCTTAACCCAAAATACTCCAGACAAATCAGCATTAGGATGATTGTGTTTCATATTATAATTATTCTTACCGTTTATATTAATCCACATTGCAGCACATTCCATTTGAGCTCCTTTCTCAAATATATCATTTTCAGACCATTTATTCAATCCTTTCAAAAGAGTTCTGCTTAATATATTATCAAACCTAGAATAATGGTCTTGAGATTGCCATCCTCCTCTATTAGATTTTTGTTTTCCTTCTGGATCTATCCTACGTTCACCATAACAATACTCTTCTATAGCACCTGCATCAAAATCAGGAATCATAAATTCATGTAGTACCATTGGGAAGAGTATTATACTATTAGTCATTATAGAGTTTCTTCACAAATAATTTTGTACGTTTCTTTAATTGTCGTAAGCGAGCAGACGCTAGACGGGATTTGATGTTGCGTCCTCGCTTTCTAGGAGTTTCATGGCTTTTAAGACGCATTGGTCTGCTCAGTTACTAGATGATTATAAGATATTTAGTTAGGATTGTCAACAAAATCCTGTCTAAATTCATCGACCTGTTTTAATACTTCGTCATCAACTGGAGGACCAGACTGAATGACTGGAGATATTAAAGCAACTGCACCCTCTGGAGATTTGACTCTCCAAACAGTACGATTCCTTTCAGTCATAGTCAAAAGAAATTTGAGGTTTTTACATGCCTCTTCTTCTGTTACATCTTGAATGTCAGTCATTAGTAAATTCCACGTTTAATTTTGCATCAGATAAAGCACCAACCATTGTCCATGCAGTTTCACCTGATACCAGGTTTTCATCACAAAAATACTGAATAGTATCCTCAAGTATTTCCTTGAGTTCTATTAGTTGTTGTTGTCGTAGTTCATCCATAATAATATTATACCACAGGTACTTTAATTTAGGAAGATAGAAGTACCAGTCTGTGAAATGGCACCATCAGCATTTATACCAATGTTACCCTTTGCTTTAATGGTTGCTGGTCCAGTCTTAGACTCCATACGAATGAGTCCATCATGTGCCATTACATTATAAGCACCTTCCATTACATTTAAATTAAATCCAGTTGAACCGCACTGCATAGAAACTGGTCCTGAAGGATTAGCGACTGTAAATCTAGGTACTGCATCAGTTGTAGACCCACCAGGCATAAGAGCAAGATCTACAGAACCATGACATATGGTACTGATACCTGACTTAGTTGCAGAAGGGTTCTTATTAATATTAATCTTTTGATACAATGCAGTGGTAACCATTTCAATTGAGTTATCTGCACTAATAATACATTCTACACCAGAATACTTTTGTAGTTTTGATGCATTTTCAAATTCTTTACCTGTAATAGATGTCTTAGTTGCAGCCATTCTTAAGTTTGCTGCTTGCATTTCAAATGCAGCACCAGCAACATTCATATCAACATCAGATCCAAAACTAATAATATGTTTTTGAATCTCAGTACTTTTAGGTACACCATGCTTACTAACAGATTTTGGAGCACCTTGAGCACTGAAGAAAAATCCTCCACCAACTTCAATATGACAATCACCTGTTACTTTTAATCTATAATCACCTTGAACCGTTCTACAGTAATCATTATCAACAACCTTTGCATCATCCCCATGTACCTCTTCAGTCTTAGTACCAGCCCAACTAATATGATCGGCAAGTAAATTACCTTCATCTCCATTAGCAGCACTACTAGGATGATATCTAACTGGAAATGCATCAAGAGATGTTTTTATAACTGTTCCTGTAGGATCCTTTAATGTCCATGCAATACCAGCAGGATTTCTTTCCCATCCAGAACCAGCATTTTCAGTATATACATTGGTTATAGAACCCTTAATAGTATGCGTACCAGCTTGCACATTCTCCACAGTAAATGTAGATGTTACGGCATGTGATTGGAACATTGATGTCTGACCCAAAGTTACTCCATCCCATGAAATACTACCTTGATTATCTGCCTGTACTTCAAAAGTATATGTTCCTTGAACAGTAACAACTACTTCCCATGTACCAGTATGAGTTCCTAGTAGTGCCGAAGTATTAGATGGATAAACACCATAAGTTTTTAAGAAGTCACTCCATAAACCTTGTACACCATCTGGTAAATTGTCAGCAGATCTAACCCAAGGGGTCTGTGAAGATGTTGTTCTAGTTGAAGCTGCAACTGCTTCTGCTGCTGCAATACTAACCTCATCCTCTGATAGATCTGGAAACTCTTCTTTAATCTTTCTCTTAGCCATCCACTCTTGGTGCATAGCATTATTCAAACTTACTGAAGTGTGTGTAGTACCATTCTCTCTCTTTATAATAGTTGCTTGACGACCAGGCGTACCAACATATAATTCAAACAAACCATTAACTTGTGTCTTAGCAGTAGTTAAATAAGGATCTGCTTCAGAGAATACAGAATCAAATAGTCCACCAGCAATGGTAGTAGATTCTCCACATTTACCTCTAGTTTCACCTCTAAGTACTGCTATAGAAGCAAATTCTTCAGGAGTACAATGAGTTACACCAAATAAAGGGAACCAACCAACATCATCTTCACCACCTTTAGGTGGTCTAACACAACCAGACTCAGAAAATTCAACAAATAATTTTATCAACCCAGTCAATGTATTAACATCTTTAGTGAATAGGTCAGTTTTATCAGAGAATATCTTATTACCAGCCTTCCAAGTATCTAATACTTCCTTTGCATCTTGATAATTAGCAACTACTGATTCAGTTTCTGACACTACAGTAGTAAGAGTATTCAATAATTTTTCAACATTACAAATTACAATGCTAATAACACCCTCAACACCCTGAGTAACAAAAGTTGGTTTATCAATCAAACTAGATAAGTATGAATCTAAATTAGTTGTTACAGTAGTTAATGGTGTGTTAATAAAATCTGTTAGGTTATTATCAATAGCACATAGACTAGATAATATCTTACTTACTTCTGCCTGTACAGTAGTTTGCACTACATAAGGTGCTCCAGTTGACTTATTCAATAGAACAGATAACTCCAAATCATCTATAAGATTAGAAGTCGATGTACGCATAGCACTAACAACTTGAGTGAATACAGTACCTAAGAAATTTTGTATTTTTGCAGTAAGTTCTGCATTTGTTACAAGAGTTCCAGTAATAACATTTAAGTATTGGTCACCAGATTTAACTAAAAGTCCAGCTTGGTCTGCTAAGTCTTCTAGCAAATAAGATAAAGTATAATCTAAACTCTTCCAAGGTCCACCAACACCATTAGCAGCAGGTATTGGTTTAATTGGTTGTCTTGGTTTTTGAGGATTGCCCGAACTACCATTAATTCCAGGAGTCATACCTACATTAAGAGGTGATCCCTTACCCCCAATCTCTGTAGTTGTAGTTGCTGCAACTGTTGATACACTATTATTTTGTAATCCTGGTCTTCTAAAATTATCCGACCCAATACCATTAGGATCTCCTGGTCTATTTGAAGCAGGGTTTATAGTACCTGTGCTACTTGCTTTCATATCTTCACCAGTGAAAGCAAATTCTTTTATCTGTCTTGATGCTGCTGCTTTATTAATACGCATAACACCAATTACAATTGGCATCTGTGCATCATCACCATCCATAAAGAATCCCATAACAACTGCACCAGGTTGCAATTGTCCCGAAGATTCACCTTGACCATCATTACCAGCTTGAGATGTATGTTGTAATACTGTTGCCCAAGGAAGATGGTCTGTCTTTAGATCTGCTGTAGTACCACCACGAACATTAGTGTAATATCCAAGCACACGAACTCTAACCCTACCCAACTCCATAGGGTCTTCATTATCTTCTACTTCACCAACCCACCAGAAAAATCCGTCCTTCCCTACAAAGTTAATATTATTCTCATTAATTATACCATCTATTGTCTGGTTCATTTTTATTAGGGTCTTATCATGTATATTTATTGAACTCTCAGGTACTTATAAATTTCATCTGCACCCCAGACAATTCTACCTTTAGAATCTAAAAATCTATCTCTCATAAAAAGTTTAGTACCATACACACCAAGTTCAGCATGTCCAGTTATAACTTCCCCAGTTTCATCCATACTAGTATCAAACTTACCTAACCATGCTTGCCCATCATACTTTAATACCATATCACAATCTTCATTGCGAGCCAAACCACTATAGGTTCCACCCCAATGCTCTAAAATAACTTCTTTATCCGATACTTCTACTAATTTCTTGTAAGTTTTTAAATACGGTTCATGGGGTGTTCTCCTACCCCAATGAATCGAATTTATAAACTCATCATTTTGCTCCCATCTAACAGATACGGATTTGTATAAAGTAGGAGCTGATTGTGCTTGATGCTTATTAGACCAAGTTCCAAGTAACCATGATAAAAAGTTTGTCATTAATCGTCATATACTAGGCACTCTGGCTCGTCA